AGATATTATGGTGTGACAGAAGAGGATATCCGACTCAAGTCAGAGAGATACAAAGATGTTGTGCGGACATTGAGTTTGTAATTGGGGTTCTTGAATTGATAGAATACAGGCGTTAAAATTTCAGTTTTACGCATTATTATCTAAATTAAATACAGCAAGGCAAAGCGCTTATCAGAAATGGTAGGTGCTTTTTTTGTACCCAAAATGGAGGAGGTGAGGATGATGGCAAACAGAATACAGGGAATTACGGTTGAAATCGGTGGCGATACCACGAAACTGTCCAGTGCACTGAAGGGTGTGAATACGGAGATTCGGAGTACACAGACGCAGCTTAAGGATGTGGAGAAGCTTTTGAAGTTGGATCCTTCGAATACGGAGCTATTGGCTCAGAAGCAGCGGTTGCTTACGGAAGAAGTACAGGCAACGAAGGAAAAGCTGGAGGCACTAAAAAGTGCGAGTGAGCAGGCGAATGATGCGTTAGAGAAGGGCAGTATCAGTAAGGAACAGTATGATGCCCTGCAAAGGGAAATCATTGAGACGGAGAATACCTTGGAGGAACTGGAATCGCAGGCAGACCAGTCGGCGGTTGCGTTACAGAAGATTGCGAATGCCGGTGAAGCTTTGCAGAGTGCCGGAGATAAGGTTGCATCTGCCGGGAAGAAGATGTCGGTGGTTTCGGCAGGGATTGTTGCAGTGGGTGGTGCCAGTGCAAAGATGGCGGTGGATTTTGAGGATGCCATGGCAAAGGTTTCCACCATTGCGGATACGACGGAGGTTCCGATTGAGGAACTGGAGAAAGCAATTCTCGGGTTATCCAATGAGACCGGCATCAGCTCTACGGAGATTGCGGATAACGTGTACAATGCGATTTCGGCAGGGCAGTCTACCGGGGATGCGGTAAATTTTGTGACGAACTCCACGAAGCTTGCTAAGGCGGGCTTTGCGGATGCAGGGGATGCACTGGATATCCTGACTACCATCTTGAATGCGTATGGAATGGAGGCGAGCGAGGTTACCAATGTTTCTGACATGCTGGTGCAGACACAGAACTTAGGTAAGACAACGGTTGCAGAGCTTTCTTCTGCCATGGGTAAAGTGATTCCGACAGCGAATGCTTACGGTGTCAGTTTAGATCAGTTATGTGCCGGTTATGCCATCATGACGGCAAACGGTGTTGCAACAGCGGAATCCACGACTTACATGAACTCCATGTTAAACGAGCTTGGTAAGTCCGGTACGAATGTGTCCGGTATTCTTAAGGAAAAAACGGGACAGTCGTTTGCAGAGCTTATGGAGAGTGGTTCTTCTCTTTCAGAAGTGCTGGCAATTATCGAAGGTGCAGCCACGGAACAGGGGCTTGCCTTTGGTGATATGTGGTCGAGTTCCGAAGCGGCAAAGGCAGGATTGATTCTTCTTGGTGACAGTGCAGAGAACTTTAATGCAACACTTACCCAGATGCAGAACAGTACCGGTGCGACGGATACGGCATTTCAGAAGTTGCAGACCAACTCCTATACCATACAGATGGCAATCAATCAGTTAAAGAATACAGCGATTGAGCTTGGTAATGCGATAATGACGGCACTGGCTCCGATTATTCAGAGCCTTGCAGAAAAGATATCGGCACTTACCACTTGGTTCTCCGGACTGGATGACGGTACCAAGGATTTTATTGTGACGGTAGGTATTGCGGTGGCTGCCATCGGTCCGATTGTAACAATTATCGGAAAGGTGATGAGTGGTGTCGGTACCGTTATGACGATAATTCCGAAGCTGTCAGCGGCAATCAATGTGGTTAAGGGTGCGGTGATGGCTCTTAATACGACCCTGCTTGCCAATCCGATTATGTTAATTATTGCAGCGATTGCGGCTTTGGTGGCAGCGTTTGTATATCTGTGGAACAACTGTGAAGGGTTCCGTCAGTTCTGGATTGATTTGTGGGAAAACATTAAAGCAGTGGCGATTGCTGTGTGGAATGCCATTAAGGATTTCTTTGTGGCGGCATGGGAAGCTATCAGCGGTGTGGTTAAGACAGTCTGGAACGGAATCAAGGATTTCTTTACCGGGCTGTGGGATAAAATCAAAAGTATTTTTACGACGGTGCTTGGAACTATTAAAGATACGGTATCCAGTGTGTTTACGAATATCTGGAATGGTATCAAGAATACGGTTTCCAATATCGTAAACAGCATCAAGGAAGGGTTTAACAAGGCGGTGGATTTTGTGAAGAATCTGGCGTCTTCTGCTTTTACCTGGGGAAAAGATATCATCATGGGTATCGTGAATGGTATTAAGAACTGTATCGGAAAAGTTGGTGACGCAGTAAAAAGTGTAGCCGACAAGATTAAGTCGTTCCTGCATTTCTCGGTACCGGATGAAGGGCCTCTTACGGATTATGAAAGCTGGATGCCGGACTTCATGAGCGGTCTTGCAAAGGGCATTGAAAAGAGCCGTTATCTGGTGGAAAAGGCTGTATCCGGGGTAGCTTCGGATATGGTGATTACTCCGAGAATGGAGAGCATAGAGCTTGGAAATATGTCCATTGGCGGTGCTGCAGTAAGTGCAGGAAAGGATAACGGCATTGCGGCGGCAATAACAGAAGCCTTAAAGGGTGTTCCGGAAAGTACCGGGGATATCGTGATTCCGGTGTACCTTGGTGGTACGCTTCTGGATGAAGTAATTGTCAGTGCACAGCAGAGAGTGAATTTAAGAAGTGGAGGGCGGTAAAGATGGCATATCAGGATTATTTAGTGCTTGATGGCACACAGGTTCCGCTCCCGGATGAATACAGTATGGAGTATGCTGACATCGAAAGTGATGCCAGCGGGGAAACGGAAGCAGGAACAAAACAGAGGGATGTGATAAGGGAGGGCGTGGTTACGATTACGGTCTCCTTTTCCGTTACTGCAGCGTGGTTGCAGAAGTTTTCGGCATTTAAGAAAAGGGCGAAGCTGACTGTGAGGTTTTTTGATACTTATGTCCTTGGGATGCGGCAGGCGGAAATGTTTATGGAAGGGTATAAGGCGGTGCTGGTCAAGGACACTTCGAGGAAAGGTCTTTGGAAGGTCAGCTTTCGCCTGATTGAGCTGTAGGGGGTGATGGAGTGTATCCGGTAAGTGATAAGTTTTTGAGGGCAATACAGGAAAACTCCCGAAGCTATTACTGGAGCGGTGAGCTGTTGCTATCGACAGGGGAAACGGTAGAGTTTACCCATAATGACATCGTGAAGGGCTCCGGATACATTACAAACCAGTGTACCGGTGGCTCAGAAATCGGGATTGGCGATGTGTATGCAGCAGAGCTTGGTATCAGCCTGTATACCAGAGAGGATATTTTAAGTCTTAAGGGTGGACAGATAAAGCTGTTCTTTCACTTGAAGGTTGCAGAGGATTCCTATGAAACGGTTCCGATGGGTGTCTTTGATATCGAGGAAGTCAACCGGACGCTTCGGTGTACGGAGCTTAAGGCATATGATTTCATGTTACGGTTTGATAAGACCTTTAAGGGTACTACGACGAATGGTACGCTTGGGGAACTGCTTGCCCTTGCCTGTAAGAGCTGTGGTGTTGAGATGGCACAGACGGTAGAGGAACTGTCTGAGTGGCCAAACGGCGATACGATATTTTCCATCTATCCGGAGAATGACATTGAGACTTGGAGAGATCTGATTTATTACGTGGCACAGGTCTTTGGTGGATTTGCCACCATTAACCGTTTCGGGCAGTTGGAAATTAGGAAGTATAAGAAAACGGTGGATGTTATTATTTCCGCAAGGCACCGATTCTCCAGTAGTCTTTCGGAGTATCGCACAAGATATTCGGCAGTCAGAATCACAAACATGAATACGCAGGAGAGTGAGTATTATGCACTGGACGAAGACGATGGGTTAACCCTTAGTCTGGAGAGTAATCCGCTGTTACAGTATGGTGTGCAGAGTTTAAGAGAGCAGGTGCTTTATAACATCTTAAACGAGATTGCGGTGATTGATTACGTGCCGTGTGAGATTACCTATATCGGGAACCCGGCAGTTGACCTTGGGGATGTGATATTAAATACCGGAGGTCAGGCGGGAGATGGATGCGTATCTGCAGTAACGGCGGTGACCTATTACGTGAATGGCAAAGACAGGTTGCAGTGTGTCGGTAAGAATCCGGCACTTGCTTCTGCAAAGTCAAAGGGTGACAAAAACATCGCCGGGCTGATGAAACAGATTGAGTCGGGGAAGATGATTGCGGACACGTATCTGAATGCAGCTACCTATGTGGTGGGGGATGCCATGACGGAGATTATCGCCATGGATATTCTTTGCGTGGAGACTACTTCGGTACAGTTTCTTGCATTGGTCAGCATGGAAGTAAGCAGTAATGCGGTCAGTGAGCCGGGGACGGTTTCTGTTGTTGTGAACGGAACGGAAGCGGCCGGAACCTGTACGATGCAAAGAGATGGAATGACAACGGTTAGTATTGTGTATGAGTTAAACGGAAATGTGATTGCTACCCATCAGCCTGCAGGAAGCTGGCATTCGGGCAAGCAGATGTTTACGCTGTTTTATCCGATTGAGGAACTGATAGGGAATACCAACAATGAATGGAAGGTGTATGTCAAAGCAGAGAATGGTACGGTTACGGTACAGCCCGGCGGTATCATTGCTTCGGTTTACGGACAGGGCATTGCTTTATCGGAAGAAGCGGAATGGGACGGCTATATCCGTGTGGAAGAAAGAATCGGATGCTTTGATATGGGTATGCAGATGGCACGTGTTAGCGGTGATGTAATCAGTCATTTACAGGTAGAACAGATACACAGTGTTACGGATGACATTGCGGTATCTCATCTTGGTATTGAGCCGGTATCGGTGCTTGCAGAAGTAACCGGAAAGCGGATAGAACCTGAGAAGATACAGGGAGCAACGGACGTGATTCGCGTCTTTGGCATGGGTCTGTCTTTGACGGGCTTAACAGAAGCAGTCAGTGTAGGAACTGAGGAAGGAGAGGATTAGAATGGGTGTAATAAAAGGTGTTACAGAGATTGAGCTTACGGATGTGAAGACCGGGAAAAAGGAAAATTATGTGGAACAGAACATGGTAACGAATGCGGTGGCAGACCTGTTAAAAGGGGTGCCGCCGTTTTATCTGCCGACAGAGATTGCGGTAAATTTCTTTCCGCTATGGCAGAAAGCAATGGGCGGTGTGGTATTGTTTGACTCCACACTGGAAGAGAATCCAAACATGTACTTTGAGCCGTACACTGCAAAGAAGGTAGGGTATGCAAGTAATGGTGCATCCAATCTGACGGATCCGAAACGCGGAAGCAGAAATGTTTTGGAGTCGGAGGTGTTGGAGAACGGTGTAAAGATGGTCTGGGATTTTACAACGGCTCAGGCGAACGGAACGATTAAGTGTGTGTGTCTCACTTCCAGTAAAGGCGGTGAAGGAGAGTATGGTTCGGATGCGGGATTTCCGCTTTCCTATGAGCGATATATTACTGCGAATATGAGTCTTAATAGTAGTTCCTATGCGGTTGGAATGGACAGAGCCCCAGTATCAGTGGAGTATGACAAACTTAACAGAACGTACCAGTTGGTTTCCCTCTATCAGGAGTCTTCGTCAATTGTAATCCGAAAGTACAATTACCCGACAGGGGATATTTCGCAGACAACGGCGAATTTGAGTTTTTATGAACAGCAGGAGGAAATCGTTATTGATTACAGTAATCCGAAGAGCTTGAGCGCCGGGTATCTGGCATTTGCGGATGGACATGACGGGTATTGGTATGGTTTTTATTCTGCCGGAAACAAGAGCGGAAGCGGCTCCCTTTATGTGATGAAAATCAGCAAAGAGGATTATTCCATTACAGAGCTTGGCACACAGACAATTTCTGGATGTACACTGCCTATGGTGCGAAGAAATTACTACGTACCGATTATATCGGGTGGATATGTGTATATCCCGAAGTGTGATTTGACGGCTTCCTCCAGTAGTGTTTTGTATTATGGTACAGAGACAGTATACAAGATAAATCTGTCGAATTTTGCAGATGTTACAAGCATCGTTACCGGAGATCCAATGTCGGTATACACCGATAATATGACGAAATGTTTGTTTCCGAATGGAAGTATCGGATATGGTGACAGGGTGATTTTGCCGGATGACAGCTGCATCACAATGATTGCTCTTGCTGGAGATAAACGCTGGTATAGTGGTGGCTATTTTGCAACACTTCCGATCATTCCGTTTCGTACCTTCCTGATTGCGGGTATTGAGTCGAACGGAGGCATTTTATCCAGTGTGGTAGTAAATCCGTATTACCTTGCTACCATCAACAACTTAGCCGGTGCCATTACAAAGACAGCGGATAAGACAATGAAGATTACGTACACGCTTACGTATGAGAATTAGTGACCATGGCGGTTCCATAGTGGAGCCGCTTTTTTAATGAGAAGAAAGGGAAAGGTGAATGGTATGAGAGAAATCTGGAACACGATTCAAATGGTTTTCACAATGGCAGGTGGCGGCCTTGGATATTTCCTTGGCGGCTACGACGGACTTCTGTATGCGTTGATTGCATTTGTGGTGGTGGATTACATCACCGGTGTTTTCTGTGCGATTGCAGACAAGAAGTTATCCAGTTCCATTGGATTTAAGGGAATCTGCAGAAAGGTACTGATTTTTACTTTGGTGGGGATTGCCAACATCATTGATGTACAGGTAATCGGAACCGGAGCTGTGCTTCGGACGGCAGTTATTTTCTTTTATATTTCCAATGAGGGTGTATCCATTGTAGAGAATGCAGCTCATCTGGGGCTTCCGATTCCGGAGAAGTTACGGAATGTGTTAAAGCAGCTCCATGACAAGGCAGAGGATAACAACGAAGGAGGTAAGTGAGTATGGAATTTAGTAACAGTAAGTTAGTAGAGTATACGCTTCTCAGTCCGAATAATTCCGGGCTGAGGAAGCAGCCGATTGACCGAATCACACCGCATTGTGTTGTGGGACAGTGTACGGCAGAGGGGCTTGGGGATTGGTTCTATGCAGAATCTACCCATGCTTCTTCCAACTATGGCATTGATAAGGATGGCAGAGTTGGTCTTTATGTGGAAGAGAAGAACCGCTCTTGGTGCTCTTCCAGTAGTGCCAATGACCAGAGGGCGATTACCATTGAGTGTGCATCGGACAAGACCGCTCCGTATGGGATGTACGATGTAGTGTATGAGCGTTTGATTGAGCTGTGTGCGGATATTTGCAGGCGGTATGGTAAGAAGAAACTGCTTTGGTTCGGGGATAAGGAAAAGACGCTGGCGTATGAGCCGAAGAGTGATGAAATGGTTATCACGGTTCATCGGTGGTTTGCCAATAAGAGCTGTCCGGGAGACTGGCTGTATGAGAGACTGGGAGAACTGGCAGAGAGGGTAACGAAAGAGCTTGGTGAAGGAACGGATGGAATGCAGGCAACGGAGTTTGCAGGGCTTTCCGAGAAGAAGATGCTTGCAAAGGTAGGTGGGCTTTTTACGGAAGATCAGAAACAGAGTGGTATCTTGGCATCCGTATCGTTGGCACAGTTTATCTTGGAGAGTGGGTACGGAAAGAGCGAGCTGGCTCAGAACGCAAATAACTGTTTTGGAATGAAGAAGTCATTGTCCGGAAACACATGGGATGGCTCTGTATGGGATGGGAAATCGGTTTATCCGATGAAGACGAAGGAACAGAATCGGGATGGTTCTTATGAGACGATTGATGCTGAGTTTCGTAAATACGCCAGCGTGGAGGAATCTATCGCAGACCATAGTGCGTACCTGCTTGGGGCAATGAAGGGGGAAAAGAAGCGTTACCCGGGAATTGCCGGTATGAAGGATTATAAGGCAGTGGTACAGCTGATAAAGGACGGCGGTTACGCAACTGATTTGGCTTATGTGGAGAAGCTTTGCAAGCTGATTGAACGATGGAACCTGACGCAGTTTGATGTGCAGGAGCCGGTACAGGAAGCGGAGAAGTGGTATCGTGTGCGAAAGAGCTGGACGGATGCCAAGAGTCAGAAGGGTGCGTATAAGGTGCTGAAAAATGCATGGGTTTGTGCCGAGAGGAACGAGGGATATGTGGTGTATGACTGGAACGGTGTGGCGGTATATGAGCCGTGGAAAGAGGATGTGATTGAGAAGAAGGTAAATTACCGTGTCCGTGTGGGTATTAAGGACTTGAACATCCGAAAAGGTCCGGGTACGAACTACGGAAAGACCGGCAAGTTTACCGGCATCGGTGTGTTTACCATCGTTGCAGAAGCGGATGGCGAGGGTGCAAGTAAGTGGGGCAAGCTGAAAAGCGGTGCCGGATGGATTAGCTTGGATTATGGGAAGAGAATTTAAGATAGTGTGAAGGGAGCCTGTGGGTGCATGTGTGCCTGCAGGCTTTTTTGTTAGTAAAAAAATATTTTCAAAAAGAACTTGACATGCACGTAGCGTGCAGGATTACAATGTAGATGCAGAGGAGGTGAAGAACATGAAAAAACTAAGTGAAGTTTGTAAAATTGTAGGCGTTACGAGAAGAACTTTACAGGAATACGATAAAATTGGCTTGCTGAAACCTACCAGCAAAACAGAATCAGGTTATTGGCTTTATGATGATGCTGCAATACAAATATTATTTTTGATTCAGATTTTTGTTGAAAGTGGATATGAAAGGAAGACTATAAAGTCTTTGTTGGAATCCCATACGTTGAATATGATTGAAGAGTTTGACCGTCTGATTGAGACATTAGAAGAAAAGCGAAAAAGAATCGATGGTATGATAAACACAATAAGAACATTAAAGGTAACAGCAAAATTACCTGAAAGTACGGTTCGAGCGATTGGTAATTTAGATGTGACGCGTGTCTACAAGGATAAGAGTTTTTCATCTTATTTGGAAGATTCTATAGTTCGCTCTGCAGAATATAGTGAGACAGATAATGAAGAAGCTGAGCTTTATATGCCGTTCTGGTATAATTTGATAGCCATTGGATGCTTCTTTGGGACACCAGAGAATGATAAACAGGTGCAAGGCGCCGTAGAGCAAGCATATAGAAGTACGATGGAAATGGTGATGGCTGATGAGGGAAGCGTTAGTGAAGAACTGACAGAAGTTGAACTGGCAGAAGCATTTTTAGAAGGCGTACAAGATATGGTAAGCGATTTAGAACTACAACGGATGATTGACCTCCAGTGTGGTGATGGGGCTACGGAGTATATAATTCGCGCGGTGCAACTATTTAGTAGTAAAAAATAAACGACTCAAAGGAAAATCAGAAAGGAGATGAATGATTTATGCAGGTATCAGCAAGGGTTTTAGGAGAAGATTATGGTTTGACTGCCGAAGAAATGAATCGTGTTTTGGTTAAGTTAGGTTTCCTAAAAGGGACTCCCGGAGACTATAGTTTAACAGAGAAGGCTGCGCAATATGCTGTGGAAAAGAATTTTCACAGAGGAACGGGAGGATATTCCTGTTATAATCGCTATTGGACTACACGAACATTTGATGATTCAATCAAGGAAGCTTTGGATGTATCTACTGAATTGGTCAATGAAGTGCGTGACGAGATTGCATCTGCTCGTGCAGCAAGATATGCAGCACAGGCAGCAGCAAGAGCACAGGCTAATGCGGAATTCTTGGCCAAGAAAGCAGCTGAAAAGGCAACCCGTGAAGCGGCAGAAATAGCTGCTAGAGAACAAGCTGAGATTATTGCTAAATGGAAGAAGACTGGTAAGATAGGTCTTATTGTTGGCGGAGTGCTGATTATCGGATATGGTGTATATAAAATTACTCCCCACATCAAGAAGTGGTGGCAAGAAAAAGACCAGACAGAAATTGAGGAGAAATGTAATGAAGGAGGTATGAAAAATGCAGATGTGTCCATTTTGTGATAAAGTATACGATGAATCAGAATACAGTAGATGTCCTTATTGTTCAGGAGAATTAGATGATGATAATTCGGGAACGCCAATTAAAGATTGTCCGGAGTGTGGCTGCATTATGTACTGGGATGGCGTATGGGAATGCTCCAATTGTGCTTGCACGATAGATACGGATGAGGATGATTACGATAGTATTTTGGAGTAGAAAAATCAATACAAGGAAAAGCAGGTGTTGGAAGGGTTCCAACACTTGTTTTTTAGGTATTTTTATTGGACAGGTATGGAGTTAATATAAGGTAGCCGATATCTTTCGAGCTTAAATTGACGGGCTAATTAGCAAGTTATTTTAACGAAAAAGCAGATGAAAATCGAAAAGGAATATTTTGGAATAAATTCTGTTTTTAGTTGAATGTATCATGAAAAAATGCTATAATGATGCTATAATTTTGCTAAGGAGAGTAAGCGATGGATTTTTCTGAAGAAATAAAAAATATTCGAAAATGTTGTTTGCTAAGTCAGGCTAGTTTTGCACAGGAAATAGGCGTTTCATTTTCTACTGTTAATCGATGGGAAAAGGGAAAAACACTTCCAACGTATAAAGCCATGCAGGCAATAGAACAATTTTGCTTACAAAGAAATATTGATTTTCAAGGGACAATGTTGTCATGGAAGGAGGAGCAGTAATGTCTTTTACACATATAGATTGTTTTAGTGGTCCGGGGGGAATATGTACTGGCATGCATGCTGCTGGGTTTGATACGAAGGTAGCTATTGAATATATTGAGAGCTGTGTAGATACATATAGAGCTAATCACCCGGAGGTGCATGTTATACATTCTGATATAAGAAAGGTGACAGCAGAGCAAATTCTGCCGTATATTCCTGCTGGGGGAGTAGACCTCGTTACATCTGGTATGCCGTGTGAAACTTTTTCGACAGCAGGGAACACGTCAAGATCTTTTTATGATGATAGGCAGTTTCTGTTCAGAGAAGGTATTCGAATTGCCCAAATAGCAAATGCCAAAATGATTTTATTTGAAAATGTGCCTGCCATTGTGACTAAGACTGTTGCAAAGGATGACCCTACTCTGATTGTAGATGTTCTTAAATACGAATTAAGAGAAGCGGGATATGAAAATATGATTGAGGTTGTACTGGATGCTTCGCAGTTTGGGGTACCTCAGCGCAGAAAAAGATTTTTTATTTTGGCAACGAAAAATAAAAATATAGAACTGTCGGCACCTCAACCGACATGTGAAAAAACTGTTACAGTAGACGAGGCTTTTGTAGATTTACCTAATGTTATTCCTAATAGTGAAGAATCTAAGGAAAAGTATAATAAAAAAAGCAGTAAGTATACGGAGTTAATGCGTGATGATTCATTTTGGAAGAGAGAGGAACATCATACAGATAATGTTACATATCAATATCCTATGAAGCATCGCGAATGCACTCTTGAAAGATTTTCCTTGTTGAAACAAGGGGAGAGTTTGAAAAATCTGTTTGATAGATATCAAGGTGAAGAGAGAGAAAAACTGCAAGAAAGACGCGTGTTACCAAAGAAGATGTTTATAAAACGTAACTACCGTTTGATAGGTAAAGATGCTGCACCTACTGTTACATCACATTGTTTGGATGAGTTTGTTCATCCAAAATATAATAGAGCACTTACTGTTAGAGAGTGTGCAAGGCTTCAAAGCTTCCCGGATAGTTATGATTTTTGTGGAGGACCATATTTGACACCACATTTACATAACGACATCCAAGATAAATATGAGCAAATAGGAGATGCAGTTCCGCCATTGCTTGCATATGCGTGGGGGAAAAAGGTATTTGAACTGTTGAAGAGGTGAGTTGATGATTGATAGAGTTGATTATGTGGTATTTTGTAAAAACACATATAATGAAGCATGGGAGCAAGCTTATATTATAGAGGCTGAGGGTAAAAGGACAGAGTCATCGTTAAATTTAGCAAGGCAAGCTGCACAACGAATGGCAATTGATAAAACACTTGTTGAATCTTTGTTGAAATATTCAGATGTTGTTTCCGAAGATGAAATATGGAAGGAAATTGCAATTAATCATAAATTGAATGTTGCAGAACTATCTGAATTTGGAATACCTGAAGAAATGCAGGCTAGTGTAATTACAAGGTGCTTATCAGCGCATCAAAGTTGGATAAAAGCCAGTGGTCATTCGTTTGAAAGATATATTTCAAATATACATAACGAAATACTCGAGCAGAATGAAATAAGTTTTATTTTACAATCTGATTTAACGAAAATGATTAAAGAAAATGTTCTCAGTAACACCCCGGAGGATATAATAGGATTACAATCATGGGGGAAAGATTTTGACTTATATGCCATACAAAGAATTCATGGTAGTATATATGTTTTCGGTTGTATTCAGTCAAAAACGAGTATTAGAGATAGAGTCGGAAGAGATGTTACTTTTTCACAGAATGCAATGGATGGCTTGTTTTGGTCTGTAGCAGTAACATTAGACGGTAATTTTCTAAATATGGACGAGTTTAGACACATGGTGAATTCAGGAGGTTCTTATAGAACGAATGGATGGCATGGCATGTATGCTATGTCAGGCATAAGTGGTGATGATGGAAGAATATACAAAGTAAATGATTCTTTAGATTTATTTGTAAATCATGCGGTACAGGCTGCAAGGCAGTTTATCGCAGATAGAAGACTTTTGAATAGAACGTGGAAAGCAAACTAACGCAGTTCGTATTATTACGTAAGGCGCATATGTTAAGCGAGGTGAGTAGCGGTGAAAAAGGCGATAGATAATTATGCAATAGGAAAGCAGATTGAGGTAACAGCTTGGAAAGGTCAAAGCATACCTGCAAGTTTTCATCGCTTTTTTTGCCCGGAATGCATGGAGGCAGTTGCGTTAGATACCCGCGGACATTTTAGACATAAAAATCGAACGCTACAGAGTCTGGAATGTGAAAAACGAGTGGACAGCCCGTCAAGAACTACATATGAACGGATGGGGCTTCCTTTGTATATAAAGAAAGAAACAGATATAGTGTTTCGACTTTATATGGGGTTTCCGGCCATACCCAAAAAAATAATTGATGAAGCAAGCAATGCTAAGGCTGTGGTTAGTATCCGCAATAATGCAAGCAGTATTCAGTACTACATTTCACAGGAAAGATTTGATTCGGAACATTTTACATATATACCGATGGATTTTTTTCCATCAGGTAATGGAAAATATAAAATCGAATATGATAATGCACCTAATCGAATACGAGAGTGTTGGACTGAAAATAGTGATATCTGGGGAACGGGTCAGTTCTATAAAATTACAGAAGAATATGCAAGGAAAATTAGACCGCTGGGAACTATTGTAACAGACAAAGAGTATTATTATAGTGGAAGTGTTTATTGCTTCCAACATTATAAAAATTGTATTGATGTAACGAAGGTTGGTATTTTGCAAGTAGGAAATCAAAGCCAGCCGGTCTATAGTATAAAGGTTCGCAGCCAAGATATAAATTCTTCTTTTTTTAAGATAGTATCATCAATGTTCATGGAGACATTTCATTTGAGTTTGCTTATTGGAGATTCTGAATTGCTTCCGATATGGCCACCGTGTATTATTGATGAAAATTATTTACTTTACCCAATAAATACCAAAAGAGCAATCATGTTGGTAGACAGTCCTAACAGTACTCCGATCGTTTATAGATACCAAGGAAGTTGTTATTCAGAAATATCAGTAGATAAGGATACATCGCTGCTTGATATGCCGATTACGGAGATGGAAATTCCGGTATCGATAGATAAAGCTTTTAATGGAAATATCCAGTATATTCGGAAGCAAGCATTGCAACAATGCGAGCAGGATATTTTAATTAGTGTTGTTGATGAAAATAATAATTTGATTAGTAATACACCTATGGAATCAATAAAAAGTAAAGTTTTTGAAATTAGTTGTAGTTGTCCATGCAATGTGTTTTTGGTCAAGAGCGACGGAACTGATTTATTGTATAAATTATCAGATGAAAAAGGTGTTACGATTAGAAATGTAAAATGGAATGATTCGTTAATAGTGATATCAAATGCGGGGAGGTTACTGTTTTCATATACGTTCGAACAGAAAACGGATATATTGTCAGAAGATGCCTGTTTTATAGATAAAATCCGTAAAATAAAAGGAGCGGTAGTTCCGATTGATCAGCAAATTATAGCATTATATAGGCGGACGGCTGGTCATAAAACTATACACAAGGAACTAACTAAGTTTATTAGAATTGGGTATATTCCATTACGAGTAGTTACATTGCTAAAAGAGGTATTTGGAGGTGAAAAGTAATGATGCAGGGGATTTCTTTATGTATTTCATATAGTTTTCATGTTCCGGGAGGGACGCCAGCGAAGAATTTATACAGAATAGCTGACTATGAAAATGGTTGCTTTTATAAGGTGGATACACAGGATTTAAGTGATTACACGGAATACTTTAGCCCTAAATATATACGCTATAGGCCTGGCGAAGATTCCGAATATTACACGCCAATTATAAAAGAATGGCATGCGGTTCAGAAATATGGGGATGAGGACAAATCAACTACAGAGTCATTTCCGTGTGATAATGTTATTTTTTTTGAAGTAATAATCAATTCAGAATATTTTGGACCGGACAATGACCATATAGTTGATTTATTAAGAAATGGAATACAACTTCCAAATGGTGTTGCAGATAATATGCTTATAGTGTTTGACCAAGACGAGGAATATTATCAGGCAGTATTCTGTAAGAAATCATATTTTAAGAGTGATGGCACCATGTTTTTTCTTGACGAAAGAATAGATGATATATTGCACACTCACCATAGTTTGGATGTGTATTATATAGCAAAGGATGAAGTTTTTGATACAGCTAATTTTGGCTATTTCTATAACGAAGCTGGAACAATGGCAGAAGTGCGGTATTTCTATGTGTACGACGAGTTACCGCAAGTGGACAGACAACTTTATTTGTATCACTTCGACGAGTATTTATCTGTCTACTTATCAAGATATATTAAACTTTATTCAAAAGAGCTTGGGTTAAGTAAAAGTAATATTCAAACAGTGGTTAATGCAATACGTAAGGCGATTAGTAATTATTCAGAGATGGATGATTTTTTTGCTATATCCGGGTATCAACTTTCGGATTATGAAGATAGGCTGCCACACTATGAAGATGCTATTATAGAATATCTTGATAGTTCGGGTTTTCTTAATGATATCATAACAAGAATTCTATCGGAAAACGAAGAAGTGCGAGAGAAAATGCTTGCCAGTGCGAAAAAAATCTGGTTAGAGCAGAAAGATGAAGAACGAGAAAAAATCGAGAGTTTTTTAGTCGAAGCTCAAAAAAAGCAAGCTAAAGTAAATGAAGCTACTGCAGTAATGGAGCGAAAACACACGGAATTGCAAGAAGAATGTATACGATTAAATGAGCAACGAGAAAACATAATTAGCGCATTGAACGTGTCACTTGAGGATTTTAATAGTAAAATAGGCGAACACTATGCCAATAGTACAATTGGTCATTTAATTGCTGGATCCTCAAAAGGCGCCGGGAATGAACGTACTTGTAATAGTGTGTTAACAAAGTATCCGATTAGTCAAGGTGCACCGGATTTTTATGTTGATGATATTTCAAAGGCATGTAAGATATTAGAACTGAATCTTCGGACAATAGGCATGGATGCATTTTATAGTACGGTTTTAAGTAATGTGTTTGTTGCATCGAAGTCACATTATCAATCAATTATTGTATCGGGAATACATGCGCGTAAATTGGCACATGCTTTTTCAAATTCACTCGATGGATGTGATGCAACCATAATAATGGTGTCATCAACAAATGTAAATTATTCTGATATACACGATGCTATCATGTCAGCACCGGGAAGAGTCATACTTTTAGAAAATTTATTGGACTCTTGTAATGAACTTATGTATTTTGCTGCAAACAAGGATTTCCCGGAGAAGATTTTTGTGTTTAGTATTGAGAATGAAGAAACTTTTTCTGTGATATCAAAAAGCATATGGAATTATGGACTGTTAATAAATACTGATGTTGCGATCACGTCAGTTGCTACAAATCAGGCATTTAAGACGGCAGTTGTTTCTGCGGAGAGTAAGGAGAAGTGTAGTGACGAAGGTATATCGAATTATAAGGATGTGTTGGATACATTAGCTGCATTTAATATACCTACAATAGCAAAATTGAATCTTGTTAAAACTATGGCGTACTTTATGAACAATAAAATTATTGATATGACGGAGTATATTGATTCTGTTATCGTAAAGTTTTGTGAAGCTTATGGCCGGGAAATGGAGCAAGAAAAAATTGATGAAATTCAAGATGGACTGACGATAAAAATCAAAGAGATCTATGGCTTTTAA